GAGTCGCCACCGTATAGGGATTGGTAGATCAATTCCGGAGCCATCCACATGAGTCGTTCCCCGCCGCCCACAGCGGTCGTTCCGTAAACCGTCTTGAGGGTACGCATCGCACGATCCCGCGCCTTCTCAATGTCCGGATCGATCATGAACCACCGCTCGACCTCTGCGGAGAAGATCCCCCGCGCAGGCTCCATGTCATCTACGGTGACATCGCCCCAGAATCCTCCACGGTCCAATCGCAGTTCTGCGCGGTTGTCGAATAGCCACTGGCGGTTCGTTACACCCGCTTCAGACTGTCTCGACAGGGCATGCGTGTAGGCCTTTTTCCGGTCGATTATGTCGGATGGAGATGATCTCAGAAGTTCCTTCTGCCGCTCGACTATTTCACCGATAGGCGTACCCGCTTTCAGCGAGTCGGAGACATTCTCGTAGAAGACCTTGGTTTCGTCAGCGATCCCGTTCACCGCATTCGGCGCGGCAGCGCGAAGCTCGATGAATAACTGGGCTTCCTCGCCGATCTGTTCGTCAGTACCCGTACTTGCCACCGCGCGCATCTGGGAGATCACTTGCGGAGGTACCAACCCAGTGTCCGCTACTAGATCGATGAGCGGAGCATTCGGGTTCCCCGTAGACGGTTCGGGCAGAAGCATCGGCGCGTGAAATCCCTCCATGGGATCCGCCTCTGCCAATGCTGCCTGCTCCGGAAGGAATATCAGTTCGTAGTATTCGCCGAACTCTTTGATCCGTGCCGGGTCGATGTTGATGCCCAATGCGCGGGATCGTGCAATCAGAAGCGCACCGACCTGGGACTTGGCTACTTTCGCCATCGCGGCGCGGCGAGTTCTGTCCATCGCAATGAGCTGATCTTGCGTGGCCCCATTCGGCATCTCGCCCAGTTTGTTTGTTTGCTCTAAGGCGTAGTCGAAATCCGGTCCCGTAGTCGCATTGGCAACCATCTCGTCGATCTCTCGCCGCCTCCCTTCGACAGCCTCTCGATTCAGCTTCACTTTCGCCGACTCGATATCACCGTCAAAGGCGATTGCCTCGTCCTCCGTGATGCCCTCTTCTTCATACAGACGGTTGACAGCCTCCTGCACCGTTCCCAACTCTTCGTGAGTTGTTGCATCGCGGATTGCAGCCTTCGTCTTCCGCTTTGCTCCGCTGTGCTTCTCCTCTTTCGCCGCCGCCAACTCTCTCCGAACCATGGTTTCGAGTGCATCTCGATCGGGGCGCTCAAGATTCGGTAAATCAAACTCGTTGATCAGTGCGAGGGCTTCGCCGATCCTCTCTATCCGTGCTTCGTGATCGATCTCACCTGTCCCTGGTACAATCTCCCCCGCTTCGTCGGTCTCTTCTGTCCCTGGAATGATTGAATTATCTGCCGCATCGAGACGGGCATTCACGCGACCCTTATCGACCTCTGCCAGAAATTTACGCTTCTTTTCAGGCTTCAACGCTTCGGGGGTCAGTAACGATCTTTCGACTATACGGAGACCGTCTTCTATCAGCAAGTTTCGGGTCACATCATCCACTGCTTCAGAAGCAGTCTTTACCCGAGAAGTAAGATCCTCATCTTCCTGAATGCGGCCCGCGGCCTGCTCTGCCTGGAACTGGGATCTGGCGACTGAAATGCGGCTCACTGACTCCAGACGATCAAACTCAATACTCAACTCATCGAGGGTGTCCCCTTCCTCGATCCCCAGCAGTGCCGTTTTTTTAATATCCTTCATCCGTTCATCGAACTCTGAGGTTCTACTCTGGATGTCGGGCAACACGCTAACTTCGTTCATGAGGTCATTCGTGTTCTCACTGAACCAAGTGGTGGCTTTGCCACTCAACTCGTTGTTGCGTTGTGTCTTGCGCTCCGTATCGAAATCAGCCTTAGCCACAGCCACGTCGATCCCAAATGAGCCCAACCGCGCAACCTGATTCGTGAGCGATACCGTCCGTCCGGGATCGTATGAGGCTTGCGCCGTGTTCCCGATTGTGGTTCCAAATTTAGGTATGCGAGGCATTATCTAATCCTCCACGCTTCAAGGCGGACCCCCACCAAGGGGAATCGTCGTGGATGTGTTTCCACTCCGTACAGTATTGAATCCAGCCCACGGTCTAGACGAGGACACAACCCCCCCTGGTTGATTAATCTTCCACGCTTCAAGACCGCCTCCGAGAACCGTACTCGCCCCGCTTAGGATTCCACCCAACAGTGCCTCCTGGCCTCTTCGACTTGCCACAGCCGCCTGACTCCGCGCAACGAACCGAGAGCGGAGTGCGGCAAGTTCCAACTCAGACGCAGCGTCACCCGCCACATCGAGTGGCGTACCCACCGCAAGATCCACACCCCCTCCCGCAAACGCAACTCGTTGACTCGCGAGCTTCCGGCTATTATCCCGCCGCATATCCTCAAGGTCGATTGCCGCTTTTCGCTTCAGCGCCTTCGCCTGATTCTGCTGCCCCTTCGCAGCAGTGACGGCACCCGCCACCGCAATACCGGCAGAGATCGCAGTAATCGCGAGGGTTGCCGCTGCGGCTCCTGAAATCGCCATGCTAGAACCTCACTCGCGCGTACATATCGTGCGTCTTCATATCTGGTCCGTAGCCGATCATCGTACCCTCATACCGGAAGCCGAGCTGGATGATCCAGAGGCGAGCCGACTCGTCGCCGCGCTCTGTCGTCGCCTGGATACGCCAATAGCCACGCTCCTCATGTAACATCTTGAGCAACCGAACGATGCCGATGGAGAGACGGACACCTCGCTCCCTGGACCGATCCGTCAACATTGTCCAGACCACACCGACTCCCTTCCAGATCGGCGCAACGCCAACCACTGCGAGTATCTCCTCATCTTCAACCCATGTTCTCGCATTCTCGTGCAGCATTTCTCGAGAACTGTCCGTGTCTGGGAAATTTGCGTGGATGTCAAAAGAAGGATCTTCAGGAAGAACAATCCTTGAGATATCTTCTAACTGTGAGCTTCGCCAACTCATCTCTGCCCCGTAGACATCATCACGTTCATTGAGAGAACATTGAACGGCAGCGGTTGAGTCTGCCGAATGACAAGAACCTTCTCACGTTGGAACCCGCCGTCGATCGAAACCTTCTTGTCACCCGAAAAAACAGGGACAGATTCATCCATGGGATCGCTGGCATCGCGAAACACAATCGGGTCTAGGTTGTTTACGTCCGGCCCAATCTCGCCACCAAGCGAGTTGTAGAACCGGAAGATCACATGGTCGATGCGCGCCACCTTACCCATAGCGGCACCTTCAAGATCGGGTGGTTCTAGTTTCAGCGTTTCCATGAGCGACGTGTACGGGAGTCCTGCGACCACATCCGTATAATTACCGTTTAACGTGATAACACCGCTCCCATTCACAACCCGATCAGGGTGGACGGCACCTCCAGCCAGAACACTGACGGTCTCGCCAATCAAATGATCCAACCCAGAGAATGTCGCAGTAGCAACACCGGAATACGCAGCAGGAGCAGAGTCGAGAAACCGCATACTCGTAGCTTCATCATCGATCCAGTCATCTTCCATCAACTCGATGTGACGAACAGTCGCTCCGTTCACGGTGCGCTTCACGATGAGCCACACCTGATCGTGAGTTCCGTCAGTGGAAGGAATAGTCGCAACGCTCTCGACGAATGCGTCACCACTCCCAAAACTCCCACCGATCGTGTGACGATGCCAAGCAAAAATGCTCTGGTCCGGAGTGAACGTGCAGGCGACAAGTACACCATCGCTCCTCACTATCCACAGAACCTCGTGCCGATCGTGCTGAAACGACATTTCCTTGATCGTGTTGATTCTGCCGAATATGTGGCGCGCAAGTCGATTCACATCCTCTGGCCTGTATCCTTGCCCTTCCGACGAGAACACAATCGCCCGAAGGCTTTGATGGTTTCTCGTGACGTACAGGAGGCTCTCTGCGATGTTCACTGCCTGCACATCAGCTGCACCCACCGCAGTCACCTGTGGCAGATTGACATTGGTCGGCGTGATCACCTCTCCATCATTTGAAGCGATTGCCGTGAACACAGAAGACGCAGTGCCCATGAATAGTTGCTGATTGACGGCAATCCAACGGGTCGCATTGACTTGGTTCGCACCCACCTCAAAGTTCACTGCACTCGTATCAAGGACAGTTGAAAGAGTGGTAATGTCGGTCGGGCTGAAGTCGAGGTACACACCCGTATTGCTGCCGTGGAGAGTTTGTGGTGTATTCGGTTCGCCTGCGTGCCATAGCCTCTGATCGGCAAACGATATTGATTTCGGCCAGTTCCCAGAGTACCAGGAACCGAGACGCCAACGATGCTCTGCTCCTGCCGTGATGACCGATCGAACCGTTGCCGTCGCAATGAGGCTCGTTCGGAACCCGGTGATCTCCATGTACCCCCATTGGCCAGCCGCGAGAGCCTTCGCCCGAACTAGCCTGCCAATGTCCGAGGCTCCCCAACCATCTCCACCATTCACTTCTGTCGGACTCGATAGCGTGACGGTGATATGAAAACCCGTCGTCGCACTCATCGTCATCGTACTTGCTTCAACCGTGTTCTCTGCCAAGTACGGACCATCAATGATATTTTGGTAGTCAACCGACCACTTCGTATTGCTTAGCCTGCTGATTTGGACGGGCCTCTGACCACCACCATCGATGAACAAAATATCAGCGGACTGCACAAACCTCATACTCGGAATATCGGTCTCTCCATAAGGACTGATGACTTCAAGCGGCAACCCTGACGGAGTGCCGCCCGGATTCGGTGTGAACGTATGGGGACTTGTCCCGGTCGATGTGTTGATATCAATCGGTGCCCCGGTCGGAGTCGTCGCCATGCGAAACTTGTCTCGCTTGTAGTCCCCGGTCGGTGCGAGAGTATGAGTTCCGCCATACTCCGTTGTAATCGTGATCGCGGGGCCGCCTGCCGTTGTACTCAGGCTGAACGTAGAGGAACCAAGACGAACGATGTAATAGTCGGTGTTCCCTTGCAGTCCGGCAGGATGCCCACCCGTTGTCGTCATCCGAAACGGACCCATCTCGTCCGAATACTCGTGTCCAGCATGCGTGATGACATTCGACCCGATGTCGTCATCGTCAAACGTGATCGTCTTAGGCAAGACGACGTAGTAGTCCGTGTCCTCGGCGTACCCACCACCCGGAATGCCACCTGTCGCTGTGATGTGGATCGGACCCTGCCGGTCGATGAATCCGTGATCCTTCATCTCGAACTCGTCTGTGGTGATGCTTGCCTCAGTGCCAGTCAGAGTGGACTGCTCTGGGAGATCTACCTGAACCTCATCGGCGTAGACACGAAACTTCCCATGGCTGAACTCCAACATATACGCCTGGGCTTCGGAGAACTCGAAAGGAACAAGACGAGATCGCTTGGTCGAATCAGTCACTTCCTTGATGAAGCGAGTGCCCGAGCGTCGATGGATTCCACCCTCTGGACGGATGATGAAATTGTCTATCGTCTTGGATGCAGAGGAATACTTTTGCTGATCGACACGAGCATCCAACTCAGGCGATATTTCTCCCGTGTTGAAATTGTTCAGGAGTTTTGTAACGCGCGGCATCTAATATCTCGCATCAATAAAGTCGGGGTAGTCGATCACGCGCAGACGATCCTCCTGTCCGTCTGTAACTCTGGCAACTTGCAGTTTATTCCTGTAAAGAGCGGCCATCGAATTTACGACACTCGTTGTCTGCGTGAGCGGTTCGGCCCACTCCAACGCAAGCCGAGATGCGAGAGCCTCACGGAATGTGGAGTCCATCGTATCAACCGAAACACGCGCGACGTACTTGATCTCAAGTGGCGCAGTCATATCGGTGACTATCTTGCCACCCTCGTTGCGCCAATCCGCATCCTGTGAGTTGTTTATCTCGATCAGCCGCATGTAATCAGACGGCAAGACATACGATCTCGCGTAGCCCCACAAAGGAGAAGCCGACTCTGCGGCAAGCGAACCGCGCTTCGTTGCGAAGTTCCAAGTAAACTCGCGTAGAAGTGCATCACGGATGTCCGCGTAGGTACGTGTCGCGAGTCGTCCTGCTGGACTCGCATCAGCAAGCGACAGTAAAGGTTGCTCGCCGAGCTTCGACAGAGCGCCGTTTACTACATCGACTTCAGAGGCCATTCACAGTCCTCCCGATGAGCAGGCGAGCCTTCCAGAGGGGCATCCAGTCAGCCCACCCGCTCAAGGGTATTCGGTCATGCGGCAGCAACGTAGAACGCTTCCAGATCGATGATCGAAGTCGCCACCGTGGCGGCGGTCGTAATCGTGAAGGTCAGATCAAAATCGATCTGAGGATCTTCCGTGTACGTCGCCGCATCCGAGAGGTTGATGAGTTCCCACACCTGGAGACCCATGTTCTCGAAGCCATAGTCTCCACCCGCGAACACCTCGACCCGTGCATGTGCGGTGTCGGTGGCCTCGGCAGTTGAGGAAAACGCATCCACAGAGTTCGTAGACGCCAGGGCACCATCATTGGCATCGCCAGTGATGTACCACCCCAGATCAGCATCCGACGCCGTAGCTCCGGCATTCGAGCTGAGAAGCAAGGAATAGAGCCGATCGCTCGACTTGAGCGTCAGCATCCGAGCTTCGTCGGATGCGGTGCAGGCCGACCCCAGTCCGATTCTCGCGTGCGAACGTCGAACACGAGAGTGCTTGCGCCAGTTCGGGATGAAGAAAGGAGTAGCGTCTCTCGCGATGACCTCGGCAAGTGCGCCAACACCCGCCTCGACCGTTCCGCTGGTTGTGAAGTGATTACTGAAGATATTGCCCATTGTTCTGTTCTCCTGTGACACGTCCCCGCATCACATTGCGTGCGCGAAAGGACCGGACGGAACGACTCCGCACCGCCCGGTTCATTCACTCAGTCCTACGGTGTGAAGTTGATCTGCACAACACCCTTCTGATCCATCCGCACCGCACCCATGTCCATCTCGTACCGGATCTGGGTGGAGTGCCGCTTTCCGGGCAGCACGTCGATGTGACCCTCCGGCTCCGTGCCGATGGCGAGCTTCATGCTCCCCTTCCGCCAAGCGAAGCTCTTGTGATCCACTCCGGACAGGCCGAGACGTTCCGTCTTGAGGAACGTAAAGCCGAGCCAAGTGTTCACTTCGCCGTTCACCAGAGCCTTGACGTTAGTGAAGTCCGAATTCTGGAACTCGGTATCTCCGAGCAAATCCGCGCGGCCCTTCGCGTTCGTCGCGAAGTACCACATATCGTCGCCGCCACCCTCGTTGTTCTCGTAGGCTTCGAGGATCTCACGAGCCTCTCGAACCTTCGCGGTGGTCAGGGCAAAACCACCCGTCCCGATGATGTTGGCGGCGGGGAACGCATCCGAACCCGTACCATCAACACCCGTCGCTGCCGTCCCGTCCCAGGCAGCGATGATGAGATCATCGATCTGGCGTCCGGCAGCAGCAGCGAAACTCTGAACGTAGGTGTTCGTCGGATCGTTCAGAGTCCGAACCATGTCGGGACGATCCACGAGATCGGCGACATCGAATGGCGACAAAGTGACCATGCGTCGTCTGTGGGGAGTATCGGTGTACTCGGTATCCCCGTGGCGAGTGGTCACTGCCGACATGGCGGTTGCATCCACCTGATCGAAAAATGCTCGATCTCCGGTGATGCCAGGAGCGACACTCACTCCCTCTCGCAAATTGCTGCCCTGCTGCTGTTGCAGCATGGTGATGCCATCCGTGAACTGTTTCACGAATGCAGTTGTGATCTGAGTGCTCATTTGGGAGCCTCCGTTTCGTTGATGGGTTTCATCACGAACCGGCTACCCACGGAAACCTCAGACCTTGCGGCTACCTGCTGGTACGGTGTGGACCGTCTCTACCGCTTTCGCGCGGCATTCGTCCTGCTGTCAAACCTGCCAGACCCGCTAGGGCTACCCGGCTCAAACCTATTCGTCGCCGACCTCCGCAATCGTGAGATCGTTGATTCTCTTGACCGAAAGTTCATGCTCGATGTGAGAAGCGTCGTAGTACGACTTCCTGAACTCCGGATCGGAAATGAGTTGGAGACGTTGAGTCTTCGCTTCCTCCGGAGAGAGCGCCGACCGTGGCGTCTTCCCACCGATGATGCCGTGTTCGTTCATCTGACCACCGAGCGCCGCAAAGGCTTTGATGACCAAAGGGTGATCTCCGAGCATCCCACCATCGGCGAGCGTCAGACCAGCAACATCCTCGAATCCCTCTCCAGCACCTGCCCTGAAGGCACGAGTCGCTAGATCGACTTGGCTGTCATATGACTTGCCCCATTCGTTC